TGAAGCGGGTGGCGAGGCCGTTGAAGCTGCCGGGGTCCACGGCAATATTTCCGTAGAACAGCAGCGATTCCATGTACTGACCGAAGCCTTCCACGTGGCCGGCGTCCTGCTTGCTGCGCCACATGGCGGGATCGTTCTGAATCATGAGCAATTCTTCGTCAACTTCCGAGTAGGCCTCAAACAGCGCCATCGGGTCGGTGATCTGCGTCAGCTTGGAAGCTGTCGGCTGAACGCCGGTATTGAAGCGCCGGGTCTGCGGTGCGGGAAGAGAATCGCGCCGAGAGGTTACGTTGGCGAGAATCTGGTTGGCCGTCACCATCGGGAGGTAACGGATGAGGGGGTACATGCGGTCGAGAACTTCACACACACGGAGGAAGGGAGCACGCGCATCCACCGTAGAGTATGCGTTAACGACGTCACCGAGGGTTTGGTAACCCAACTGTAGAACGTCAGTAGCCATAACGAATCTCTCCTAAAGAGACTGCTATCGGCGGCCCATATCCTTCATCTGAGGGCTGTTGGGATACTCGAAGGAGCCCTTTTTGGCCGCTCCTCTTTCACCAATGCCCGAGGTTGGGGATGTGTCTTCGCCGGTTAAAGCGGCCAGCTTGATCAACAGCTTGGTGGTGGCAAGACGAATGTGCGGAGGTGCATCCGCGAACGCCTTGTCGAACTCGCTGTCTCCATGCTTCAGCCACATACGTTTGGCCAGTTCCACGTTGGTGTCATACTTGTCGCCCATCTCGCTTCGCAACTTGGCTTCGGTTTCAGTCGCTTCCTTGGCTACGGCATCATTGTGTGCCTTGACCATGCTCTGCAACTGAGCATTCCACTTACCGCTGAGTGACTTGGCTTGCGCTTTCGTCAGGCCGAGGTTGTGGAACTCCGACTTCCAAAGGTTGGTCCACTCGGGGGCGTTCTTGTCTTCGCCATCGAACTCATACTCACTGGCTTGTTTTGGTCTGCCTAAAGCGTCGTAGTAGGCGGAACGATCGTCGTCCGTAGCATTGTCCGGCAACTTGGGAATAGAGTCGGCCATCTGAGACTCAAGCGTTGTGACCTTCGTCTTCCACGTCAAGGCGTCTTTGGTGAAGTCGCCTACCGTCTTGTAGTTGGTAAGGTCGGCAGACTGCTTGAGGTCATCGGGCAAACCCGCACGCCACCCTAATGACTCGGTGGTCGTGGTTGTCGGCTGTGCTGTGGTCGCGGTCGGTTCGGCTACGGCTGCTTCTGGCATTGCTTAATTCCTTTCCCCTTGGCTTTGAGGCTCAGGGAGTGGGTTATGCCGGGGTCGTAAACTGCACGGCCACCGACTGGGTTAGTTGCTGCGGCGGTACAACCGCATTCGTCTGAATCGTGAACGACTGGTTCCACGGCGATACCGCTCCGTCAGTGTCGGTGACAGTGCAGGTCGCGGTGCCAGTAATCGGGCCGCTGGATGCCGCCACGCCAGTGCAAGTGGCTGTCAGCCCATCGGCATTCAGCACAACCGTTGCCGAGGGGTCGCTAAAGTTGTACGCCACACCCGACAGAACGCCGTCTGAAGGCGTCACGCCATCTGCAAGCAGTGGCAGGATGCTGGCCTGCGAAACTTGACCAACATTGAAGACGAGAACATTGTTTGCCATTACATGTGCTCCTGTGAATCTCACTGCCACGGCAGCGGTTAACGGTGGATGCAGGAGGTGCCACTTGATAATCCTGACCTCGTGCAGGATTTCTCGTAGTACCTCGACCACTTCTCGGTTCTTGAACATAGCCTCACATTTTGTAATCCAGTAAGGGTAGCTTTTTGGCTGTCAGGGATTTCTTGCGATATCCTTCCTTCCACGCCTTGAACCTCAACTTCTGTTCCGTCTGGATTTCCTTGTCGTCATCGAGGATGGCGCCATTGGGATTTCCCCCACCTCCGGCCGCACCAACGCTGCGTGCGCGACTGCCCGCCGGTCGGCTACCGCTACTTTGTCCCTTCGACATTCGCCTCCTCCTCGGCTATCAGCTTATCGAGAATCTGGATGGCACCATTGGTGGCGTGCAAGTTGGCTTTCAGCTGCTCCAATTCCTTCACCAGTTCCTCGCGTTGCTGCTTCAGCCGTTCTGCGGTCACGATGCCGCACTGTTGCACGGGATGTAGTAAGTAGTCCCGTTGAGGTTGATCTTAAGACTCTTGTCCCAGCCCGAACCCTTGGCGGTTCCAATGATCCAGTTGCCCGCACCATGTCCCCCACCTTCGTCCGATAGGTCCATGAAGTAGGTGGAGTTGGTATCAACACGGATGGCTGAGTTCACCTTCGCCGCGGTCGTGTTGTAGACGACAACCGCATCAATGTTTGCTCCGGTGACTGTGCCTGCGGTCGCTCCGCAATCAGCCCAGATTGCGGCCACGGGTGCCGTGAGGCCAAGCGATGCTGACAAGTCGAGCTGCCCAAGCAGTCCGCAGGAGACTTCTGCCGACCCGCTCATGGTGCCCTGCACTGTCAACTTTCCCTGCACGCCGTAGATGTAACTGGCACCAGCGATGGTGGTCGCGGCCGCCACAGTCGTGTTTCCGCGTACCGACGCCACGCTACCGGATACAGTCGTGCTGCCCGCATACCCCAGCGTCAGCTCCATGTCCATCAGTCGGTTGGTGGACTGTGAGGCATTGGCCACCGTCTGTGCCACCGCAGGGATGGAGCCGTTGGTGGGCTGCAGGAGGAACGTACCGGGAAGCGAGGAGGCAGGGACGACGCCCTCGCCTCCCTTGGCCGTTCCCGGATTGCTAGGAGTAATAATCACGCTTCCCATATCGTTCTCCTTAGGTGTCCGCCGTGACGCGCTTCAGGTCTCCCAAAACGCTGTCCATGACGAGAATCGCAATCTTTCCATTGGCCACGGTGATTCCCGTAGCTCCCGCCACCTTCCACACCGAACTCTGTCCGCTGTTGTTGTAGACCGTGACTGGCAACCCAGGGAGAACAGCAGGCCACTGAACCGTGGTCGCTCCGCTTCCGGCGTTGGTCAACGTGTAATAGCTGGAACGCGTCTGATTCAGGTTGAGGTTGATGGTGTTGGTTGAACCCGCGCCGCCGACGTTGATGTCGGTTTCCTTGTCGAGAGAGAAGGTTCCGGGACCAGCCTCTTGTGGGTAGCGAATTCCGCCACCAGAAGCCGGGCCACCATAACGGATGTTGTCGTAATACGGAGGATTACCTGCCATTGCTATTCCCCTTTCTCAGTCCCAAGTCCTAGTTGGGCATACAGTGGATCGAATGCGCCTGCCATCTGTAGGATGACTAAGGCGAAGTTGCGTTCGGCAACCTTTGCGACATCCTCGGGATTGAGGGTATCGAAAACGTGGCCGACTGTCGCAATGTCGCCTAAAACCAAGTGCCCGTCGCCGCTGGCGAATACGGTTTTATACCGCTGCTGCATCTCCTGTTCCGGTGTCAGTGGACCCGTCATTGTGCGGGCGCTCCCTCACCACCCGGTTGCCCACCCTGCATCAGCTTCTCTACCAGACTTCCGGCTTCCGGCGCTTTGCTCAAGGATGCAGCTGCGCGAGCAACCTTTGGCAAGTTCTCAGCCGTCCGCTCCTGCTGCTCCATCTTGGCTCGCTGGTCGCGGATAGCCGCAATCTGACGCGGCTGGCGGTAGAGTTCTACGGGGAATCCCACCGCATCCATCGCTTCCTTCGCCGCAGCGTCAATGTCTACCGCATCAATTACCGTCGGGTTGAACTGTGCCATGTTCTGCAGCAACGTGAGCCCCGTCGTGATGGCGCGAACTTTGGTGAGCCGTGTCTGTGCCTGCGCCAGCGGACCCAGATACTGGACTTCCACTGGCCCATGCACGCTTTCCATGAGGATGTCCGGTGGAGTCGGGGATACGTCCCGCATTCGCCTCGATGGTGAATACGCGGTAGATTAGGGGATCGAAGGCTTCCGACTGCAAGTTTCCGACGCGCGTACCCAGAATCGCCGCCTTCTCGTTCATCAACTCGAAAATCTGCTCCGTCACCATGCGCTCGGAGGCTTTGGCTTGCGCGAGTTGGGACATGAGCATAAACACATCGGTATGAAAGTGCTGGTTGATGATCTGCCCGACCCTCTGCTGATACTCAAGATTGAAAGGAAGACCCTGAACCCCGGTAGATAACATCTGCGGCATTCTCGCGCGCATGTCTCCGCGATTGGATTCGACAAAAGTAATTCCGTTCGGTCCTCTCTGAATCTGCCCTCGCAGATCGGAGTAAGCGACCAGTGGAGGTTCGGCTGTTTTCTGTCCGGTAATGATATTCGTTCTGCCCATTTGATTTGCCAAGGCAATCGAAATCCAGGAGTCGTGGGCCGGACCTCTTCCATAGACCTCATCGCTATTGACTCTCCATCGCCAGGTGAGTATCGGCATGGAGTCGTAGCCACCCTCGCCCAGCATTGTCACGCCTTCGTCTGTCGAGTTCTGCTGCGAAGCCGAAGAGTTCAGTACGAATCCGCCCTTGTTGTAAACCCAGATGGATTCCCACTTCTTGCCTTTGGCGTCGATCCTTTCGGGGTTGTAATCCTTGCGCGGATAGACGGCGTGCAGGACTTCCTGCCCTACTTCTTCACTGAAGAAGAGGTATGCTGGTTCTACCAGAACGAATTACAGATGCTCACAGGACCAGGCCGTGGTTCTGCCGCAGGCATGCTATTCGCCTACCTATTGAACATCACTCATGTAGACCCTCTGCGCTACGGTCTGTCTCAAGATAGGTTCATGACCGACGACCGTATCAAGAATGGTAAGTTGCCAGATATCGACCAGGACTTGCCTGACCGCGACCCACTATTGGACCCCGTTAACGGATTCTTGGTAAAGCGCT